CTGCAATTCGCGGTCGCGTAATTGCTAGCGCAGGGACATTTTCGGGATACAATTACCATTTTCCAGTGGAAACATTTGGTGGATTGTGTATGGCTACATTGATCGGAAATGCGAAGGGCATTCCTTTCATTGCCGGCGCACATTTAGCCGGACGTGGATACAAAGGAGCTGCTGGTTTTGTTACTAGAGCTCAATTGTATGAAACGTTAGAGCAGTTAGAAGCGATGCCTGGTGTATTGTTATCTACTAATGCTACGCCAATGGAAACTCAAAGCATGGGAGTTAATTTTGGACCTTTGGAGAGACCTCATTTCAAGTGTTCAACGCATAATTTGGAAAGTGATGCGAAAATTAGAATCCATGGAGGACATACTTTGAGTCGATCATCTCCAAAATCAGCAGTTGTTGAATCAGTAATTTCAGCAGCTGTTGCCAAGGTCATGGACATTCCTAAGCAACATGGTCCGCCACCAGAAATGGATGCCCCCCGCCACAAGGAGGTTGATATTGCTGGTAAGGTGGATACAGCCTGTAAATTTGATGCTGATTTAATGGTTAAGGCTTATATTGACTATTCAATTCAATTGGACAAGTTGCCGAAGGAGGAATTAGCCAAACTTGGTAAATTATCTGATGATGTTAATTTAGCAGGCCTCGATGGTGTTTTGGGTATCAATGCGATTAATTTCGCAACTTCTGTGGGTTGGCCCAATAAGGGACCCAAGACCCAATTTGTTGAAAAATCGGATCGTTTTGTCGAAGGTATATCGTGTCCAAGAGATGTGGACCCATCGATTTTAGAAGAAGTTGCACGTTATGAGGAAATGTTGTTGAACGGCGAGAGTATTAATGCCGTTTTTAAAGCATCATTGAAAGATGAACCGACGAAAAATGGAAAGGATAAAGTGCGTGTTTTTGCCGCAGCAAATTTTCCTTTTGTATTTTTAGTAAGGAAATATTTTCTTTCTCTCGCTGCCCTGATGCAACGCAACAAACAAGTTACTGAATGTGCTGTTGGGACGGTTGTCCAATCACCTGAGTGGACGGAATTGTTTGAACATATTGGCAAATTCGGTTGGGATCGTGCTATCGCAGGAGATTATGCCAAGTTTGATGCTCGCATGAGTGTTCATTTTATGTTGATGGCTTTTAAGTTACTTATTAAAGTGGCCGAAACGTCAGGCAACTATGATGAAGATGATTTGAAAATTATGCGGGGAATTGCGTCAGAAATTTCTTATCCGACGTATGATTATTTTGGAACATTGTTGCAATTCATCGGATCTAATCCTTCAGGACATCCTTTAACTGTTGTCATCAATAGTATTGTGAATTCATTGTACATGCGTTATACATATTATGCCATTGCTAAGGAAAAGAAATGGTGGCGTACACCACCCTTTGCTCTAGTTGTAGCTTTGATGACATATGGAGATGATAACATTATGACCGTTAAGGAAGGTTATGATGATTATAATCACACGGCTATTGCAGCACAATTTGCTAAGGTTGGCATTAAATACACTATGGCAGAGAAGGAGGCTGAATCAGTACCTTTCATTCACCTCAATGAAGCTTCATTTTTAAAACATTTTGCGGTATGGGATTCAGAGTTGAATTTATATCGCTCTCCCGTTGAGAAAGCTTCACTAGCCAAGATGCTTCACACACATTTGAGGTCAGGTGTGTTAACTATGGGACAATCTAGTGCTGAAGCGATCCAGAATGTGGCGCTCAAGTATTTTGAGTTTGGACGTGACGTGTATACTGAACGTGTTGCTCAGCTTGAGCATGTGGCGCGCGAATCGGATGTTCATAGCCTTGTAGGACCTATTATGTCTTACGATGAAAGGCTTGCCTGGTATCGCGAAAAGTTTGACCTTTAGGGTCACACTTTGCCCAGTACTGGGGCTTTGTACCGGTGCACCGTGCTTCCTCGTGCGGTCTAAACTAAATCTGGATGCATGTGTGATTATAACGCACACTTATTATAGGTTCTGAATTACCTATTGAGTGTGGACAGGTGCACATGTAGGCTTTGTTTGTTGTTATTTAGCGACGGAGGTTGGCCACTCCAATAAAATAGCACTGTTATGTATCGATTGATGTACCGTGCATAATATTTCATAAATTTACATTACAAACCTTTATATTATAGATGAGAACGGTCCCACTCGAACGGGCCATTATACCGCAGGTTTTCCTGCAAATCATAAAACTTATTTCTCCGATGCGTCGGCGGATTTATTTCGTTTAGAAGAACGTGTGAAGGATCTTAAGGACAAATTGGAGAAAAAATATAGACATTGTTCTCAATTGCGACGGCGCATTGATCAATTGGAAAGTATGCTATTGGTGTCTCAATCCGGAGTAGTCAGTGATTCTGATCCTGCTCCTGGTACCACTGAATCGGAGACAAAAGGAATGATAAATGAGCAAATTACGTCTTTTGCCGATCAGGATGCCGGTTGGAAGACAGAAAAAGTAGGTATGTATGAACCGACTATGGATTTGGGTTCTAACACTGATAGTGATCTGGGAAATTTTCTTCAGCGACCTGTCAGGGAATCCGCACAATCTTGGCTGGTTGGTCAACCTTTCTTTTACAAATTTAATCCGTGGCAGAAATTTTGCGAAAATCCATTTGTACGTGAGAAGATCAAAAATTTTGAACTTCTGCGGATGAAATTACACGTGAAGATTGTTATTTCAGGAACAAAGTTTCATTATGGACGAGCTTTGGTTTCTTATAATCCTTACATAGCGGGTGATCAAGTTACTGTACAACGCAATTTCATTCCTCAGGATTTAATAGGAGCGTCCCAAAAACCACATTTTTTCCTTAATCCGACTAAGAATACAGGAGGTGAACTGTGCCTACCTTTTTTCTATCCAAAGAACTTTTTGGAAATTCCCGAAGCGGATTGGGACGACATGGGTGAAATCACAATTTCATCATTTGGCAATTTATTTCATTCCAATTTTGGTCAGGATGATCCAGTCACGATCACGACTTATATTTGGGCTGAAGATGTTGTTCTCACAATGCCAACATCATCAGATCCTCCAACAGGATTTCGAACCAGATCATCAGCAGTAGATTTTTCTTCGGTTGGTGATGTGAGACTCTTGTCTCAAGCTGGACGCAGAGGAAGTAGGATGAATGCAGCTGATAAGAAAAATGACATTTCAGCTAATGATGAGTATGGACAAGGCATCATTTCCAAACCAGCAGCCGCAATTGCTAAGGCTGCTGGGGCATTGTCCAATGTACCTGTAATTGGTCCTTACATGACTGCCACACAGATTGGTGCTAATGCTACGAGCAAAGTTGCCAGTTTGTTTGGTTATAGTCGACCAAATGTAGTGACTGATATCCAACAATTCAAACCTCTTCCCACTGGATTGTTGGCTAACACTGATGCGGCTGATGCAGCCATTAAGTTGACTTTGGATAGCAAAGCTGAATTAACTGTTGATTCGCGCACTGTAGGATTGGATGGAACTGATGAAATGGGAATTCTGGATTATGTCAAGAGAGAATCATATTTGACATCTTTCACGTGGACGACAGGAAATTCGCCAGATGAATTGTTGTGGAACACTCGCGTTTTGCCAATGCAATTGGATAACGTGAATGGTGAGATCCACATGACTCCGTTAGCCCATATGGCTGCAGTCTTTGAACAATGGCAAGGATCACTCAAGTTTAGATTTCAGATCGTTAAGAGTGATTTTCACAAAGGTCGTATTCTTGTTCGTTGGGACCCTAATGCGCTTACATCTGATGTCAATTACAACACAAACTATTCGCGAGTTGTGGACATTGCCGAAACAGATGATTTTGAAGTCGTTGTTGGATGGGGCCAAGCGGAACCGTGGAAATTATGTGGGAACCCTTATAGTACAGGTTCCAATTTTTCTGATTCTCAACGTTTGGCAACCTTCGATGGTCAAGGCAATGGCATATTGGAATTAGCCGTGATTAATGATCTTGTATCACCGACCGTCAATTCCCCTATTTCAGTTAATGTTTTTGTGTCTGCGTGCGATGATTTTAAATTCGCGGGTCCCAGAAATAAAACTCTTGAAGGGTACCATTTGTTTCCACCGCCGGATGTTGAGCGGATGGTTGATGAATTGGAAGATGAGCCATCACATTTGATTTCTCAGTCGGGAAAACCAAATGTTGAGACTGGTGATCTCACTATGTCCGACAAACCGACTGCATCTGGGGAGGTCTTGGAGATTGCGAGCAAGAGTGACCCAGAGGATGCCACATATTTGGTGTATTATGGTGATCCACCTAGTTCCATTCGTGAATTGTGCAAACGATACACTTTCACACGTTTTTGGTATCCACCTCCAGCAATACAAAATACGTTGAAGGTCAACCAGTTGAGGAACAAAAACATGCCTTATTATACTGGTTATGATCCTCAGGGTATTGACACCACAGATGATGGTGATAACGCGACTTATGGCCCTACAGCTTATAGTTCATGGTTTACACCATCCTTTGCTGGAATGAGAGGAGCGTATAGGAAAAAATATTTCTTTACTCCGCCCGTTCATGGCAAACCAAATTTTGGAACTCCATTGGTCATACGTGACAGTCAATATTCGGTCAAGAATGGTGCGTTTCTCAATACTGCGGGAACTATACCATTATCCTCAGGGCGTGTTCCAATTCAAAAATATTTGACATCGCACTGGGGATCTTCCACAGGTAATGGAACCGTTGCCACCAATATTGGTATCAACAACACCATTGAAGTGGAGTTGCCTTATTATAGGCCTCTTCGTTTTTCTGCTGCGAGAACTGTTCAATCGCAAGCATTGGAGGTCAATAGTCATAACGTGGAGACTACGGACATTTATGAGCCTGTGGATTATGAGAACACAATTGTTCATTCAACACTCTATCAGCAGCATGACGCTGTTGGAGAGGATTTTGCATTGTTTTTCTTCACAGGTGTACCCATTTATTATCAGTATACTTTGAAATGGGAAGGATGAGGCATTTTTGAAGTCTTATTTTTTATTTTGTACATATTACAATTGCATATATTGCATAGGTGTTTTTATTTGTTATTAGTATACCTTGGGCGCATTTTAGACTTCTTTTTTGTACATATTGTAGTCGCCCATATTTTATTTTAAATTACCACTCTAGTATCGTAAGATTCTCGGGAGTGGTTCTGAATTTTGTTTACGAGAATCGTTCGTCAGGATGTATAAACCCTGATAAATCTACCGGTTGACCCGGTAGTACCCTTTTAGCGAAGGGTGAGATGAATCTAACTTTTTAGTTTTAATCCTGGTATTTTACCTCGAGATTCGTCTCGAGCATTTTAGCTAGGTCAAAAATTTAAGAGTCAGACATCTCGCCTGTACTTTACAG